TCATTTTTGAAAACATTTCAATTACATCTACATAAGATTTAACAGTCGTTTGAGTATCGTTTAAATCTATTTTAAATGAAAATAAGTCGTTAAATAAAACGAACCCCAATTCTTCGATTATTTTTATCTGTTCCTCAGAAGAAATTAAAAGTAAAAAAGGTATTTTATGAGCAAAATTTCTTAAAGTTTTTTCAGTAAGATGTGAATTAAATCCATTATTATCAAATCCAAAATCTGAAAATGTCTCTATTGTAAATCCAAAAAAAGAATTTTTGTAAACTGATTGAAAATTAAAATCAGCATCTCTATTAGTGTAAGTGAATACACTCGAGTGATCGTGACTCTGCAGAATATCTAAATTATTTTTTATATTTGGAAAACTTTCAATATGTCTATTACCATAATGCTCTTCCCCGTTGCAACTCACATAGGATTGATTGAAATTTAAATTTCTATTTAGTAATTCGTTAAGAACCAATGCTCTTGGTTTTCGTATAGCGTTATTAGTAAAATAAAATTTTAAAAATCTTTCCGAATAGTCTTTAAATCCGGTATTTAATTGTGAGTGTTCGGAATGATCAGTAATTGATAATCCATTATGTAAACAATTAAACCTATCTAAGAAATGATTTGTAGAATGAAAAAATATATTTCTACTTAAAATTCCATTTTTTAAACAATTTTGATAAAAAGCCTTTGCTCCACCAAATGAGATGGGTTCGGTAAAATTATATAAAATTATTTTTTTATTAACTAAATTTTTATTAACCGTAATACGTTGAAAAAAAGGCAATTGATTTGTTATGGATACGAATAAAAAATCCGCATCAATATCGTTATCAACTTTTTCAAAAAATTTTTGATTATGGAGATGGGATACTGATATGAATTCAACTTTCAAATCATAAAAATATATCCTTACCATTTAATTTTCTTTATAAATGAATACAATTCATTGGAAATTAATCTATAACCTTCTCTATTAGGATGTTGAGTGCTTCTATTATCCCAATTTTCCTGATATTCCCAATACGTTTCATCGGTATGTTGTATTAACCATTCTCTAAATGTAGTTTGCATACACCCCCAATAATTTTTAGTTTCAACTAAATGAGTTTTATCATAATCTTTACTCACTCCTAAAAACATATCTTCTATCCCATCACATAAAACATAATTTATTTTATAGTGTGCAAAAAATTGTTGAAGAAAAATTATATAGTTTTGGTTCACTATTGAATAATATAAATCAGAATATAGGTTGGTTAGCCAAAATTTCTTATAATCTTCCATAAAAAAATCATAGTAACGATTTTCGGTTTGAGTTGATGTAAAGAATCTTTCAGGAGTTTGCATCAAATGCTTTGTACTCCAACTTAACCATTCTCCTTTAGGCCCATGTGGCATAAAAGGAAGATAATCTCTTAAAGATGAACTCCACATAACAACCACCAAATCATTTTTTGTAGTTATTCCGTTCTTAACATCATCTATAATTTGATTAAATATTTTATTATTTGGATTACCACTTATACCATTATTTTCATATGTAAAGTTCAAATCATCTGCCAAAAACTTAACCCAACTATTCTCTTTTTGGTAAGCCATCTTTTCGTGTTTGGAGAGGTCATCTTCGACTTCTCGATTACAACCCTCTCCAATAGTCCAACTATCACCGTATGCAACTAATCTTTTCATTTCTTTTTTATAAGATAATTTTCCAATACTAATAAATCTAATCCTATTTGTAAAAATGTGTTTATAGCAGTTTGTGGGTTCAATATCATTGTCTGATCCTTAACATTAAAAGATGTGTTTAAAACAATCGGAAATCCCGTTTTCTCCTCCAATTTATCTAATAGTGAATAAACTCTTTCAGTTTCGGGTTTCTTTTTTAAAGTTTGTATCCTAGCACTACCATCAATATGAGTAATAGCAGGTAGTTTATCCTTAAATTCTTTTTTAACACTCACAATTTGATTCATATATGGAACTTCTCTATCCCATTCGAAATATGTAGAAGTGGAGGAATCTTTCACAATTGGTGCAAAAGGTCTAAAACCTTCTCTCTTTTTTACAATTTTATTTATTTTAGATTTCATTTCAGGATTTCTCGGGTCAGCAAAAATAGAGCGATGCCCCAATGCTCTAGCTCCCAACTCCAATCTACCCTCAAACCAAGCAACCACTTTTCCATTTGAAATTTCAGTTGATACAATATCGATGATTTCATTATCAGATAATTTTTTGTAAATTAATTCTTTATTATAATTTCGTAATATTTGTAAAATATATTCATTTGAAAATTTAGGCCCTAAAAATGGATTAGTGTTATCATATCTTTCTTTTATAGTTCCCCTATAAAATGAAATCAAACATGCTCCAATTGAAGAACCGGAATCAGATGGTGCAGATGGTATCCATACATTTTTAAATCCTGTCTTTTTTGAAATTTTACCATTAGCAGTTCCGTTGTATGCACATCCACCACCTAACACCAAATTATCACATTTAGTTCTACGATGTAAATCTTTTAATAATCTAAAAAAATACATTTCATAAATAAATTGAACGGCCGCCGCTAAATCTTTATGAGAGTGTGTCAATTCTTCGTTAGGTAATCTAGGTAATAAATCTAAATGTTTTGATAATTCTGATGTAAACATAACATCATCATTTTTATGATAATCAAACATTTTCATATTCAATTTAAACCCGCCTTTTTTTGATGGATAAATTATTTCTCTAAATTTATGAACAAAAGTTTTAGGATTCCCATAAGGAGCTAATCCCATTACTTTATATTCCCCTTCATTTGGTTTAAACCCTAAAAATGCGGTAAATGTAGAATAAAACATTCCCAATGAATTTGGAAATTGTGTAGATTCTAATTCTTCCCAATCATTTAATTTATTTCCCTTTGCTAAAACAGTTGTATCCCATTCACCTACCCCATCAACTGTCAATATAGCAGCCTCTTCAAATGGAGATGTTAAAAATGAATACCCAATATGAGAATCATGATGAGATGTAAATTTAATTGTTGCATTTGAAAATAAAAATTTAATTTGTTTCTTCAAATCATAATATTGTCTAATACCCTTTACCGCAAATTTGAAAGCATCCCTTATCTGAAAATTATCCAAACACGCTGATACAACTCTATGTGTTTTTAACAAAGGCTTTTCATAAAAACAAACTTCTTCTATATCCTCAAATGAAAGTTTAGATTCATCCATTATCCATTTAATAGATTTATGTGGGAAAGAACTATCATGCTTTACTCCACTAAATCTCTCTTCTTCTACTGCTAACTTTACTTTACCATCAACAACTAAACACGCTGAACTATCGTGATAAAAGCAACTTATTCCTATACTAATCATATTAAAAAAAACTATCTTCTTCTATTTCAATATCTCCTGTATTTAAAAACTCTTCTAAAATTTTATCTTGATGAGTTTTCATTATTGAAATAACTTTTGTTATATAATGTGTTTTATGACCTGTCATTTCTCTTATTAAGAGATACAGGCTCTTTTTATTAAAATTTTCTATGTAATCAACCCTTCTAAATAATTCCAATATAGCATCTGCAATCTGAATATCTCTTTTTTTATCAAATACGGAATTTAATTTTTTATCCCAATATGCTAACATTATATTTCTAAATTCAATATGATTATCATTAGCTTCTGCACTAACATAATCCTCAGATGGATTCCAGCTTTCAGGCATTGCTGAAATTAAATCATTTTGTTTATATCGTTTGTAGTTTGAGTTGTTTAATAGAATTAAATGGTTTAATGCCATTCTGGTAAAATAAGAGAATGCCTTACCCTTTCCTTCCTGAAACATATGTATTTTTGAAATCATTTGAGATACAACTTCTCTTTTTACATCGGAAGGAGAATCATCAAAATAAGAAAATTTATAAGTATTTAAAACATTTTCTGCTATTTTTTCGAAAGGATATTTTATTTTTTCAACATATAATACATTCCTTTCTCTTAAACTTTCTGATTTATTATAAGCAATTATCGCTTCTTCGGTTTCCAAAGTAAAATACATTTTATTCTTTGGAGTCTTCGGTTTTCTTGACATTTTAATCTAAAATATTTTTAAATGATTCTATTTCATCTTTAATTTGAGAAAAAACAGTACCTACATCATCATCTTTTTCAAAAAGCTCTTTACTATCTAATTCCCTAATTGTTTTTAACAATTCTTCATATGCTTCTCTTCGGTTTACTATAAATCCTTCGTAGTACTCAATTTTTTGTAATGCGTTAGCGATTCCATATAATAAAAACCCAATTACTAAACATAACAACACTACTAATAATGTAATAAAAATTTCCATAATTTATTTTTTAAGCTTCCCCTATGCCTCCGAAATAAGGAAAAGATTCAATTTTATTTTCTCTTTCTTCTCTGATTTTATCCAATTTTTTAGAAACAACTTTTACTTTTTCATCCATCATTTTACCAATTTGTTCGGAAGATAATATATTTTGCTCTACCATAATATCAGTAAGAGTAGCAATTAATAATTCTGCCTGGAGTAATCTTGCTGATAAATTATTTAATACTTTTGTTTGCTCATCTAATGCATTAAACACAATCGAATTATCATTTTCAAATTTATTCATTATTTTTTACATTATCACATACCCCTTATCCATAAATTTTTGGATATGCTTAAATTTAATTTGCTCAATCATGCCATCAGGTGATTTAGCCATAACTAACTGATTTCTTTCATGCTTAACTTCCCTTACCATTGGTTTATTAACATTTTTATCAGCAATTGTAATACCATCTAAAAGATCAATCATTTGTTGGGCATAAATGCATTCATTTAATCCTTCTTTATTATTTTCCAAATCTCCCTCAAATACTACTAACCCCAAATTATCAGTTTGAACTTGTAATTTAGATGATCTATTAACATATCTGTATTTTTTACCTCTATCGAACTCGGAAATTTCCTGTGAAAGAATTGTATCACCTGCATATCCAGTTATAGTTGGATTTATAAGTAAAATAGGAGTTTCTGAATTGATATAAATCGCTCTAAATTTATTTTCAATTGTTTGTGTTGAAACTGCAAATAAATTATTTCTTCTACAATAGGAAGATAATTTTTTGTTTAATAATTCTTCATCAGCTTGTGTAAATTGTGAAGACTCTATTTTTCTAATTTTCATATTATATGTTATTATTACAAATGTATTAATAATTTTTTAATTTTCAAACTATTCTTTTGTTTTTTTATAAGTAATCCAATAATTAACCGCATTTTGGTCGTTTATCCACTTAGATTTATCACTCCAATTAAATCCAGGTCTAGCATAATATGGTAATAAATCTTTTGCAACTAAAGCTCTATTTGGATGTGCGGTCATATTATCTATTAAACCATCGCCATCGGTATCATATCCATCGATAGAACCATCTCCATCTAAATCAATACCTCTATTTGAAAAATCTCTTTGTAAACTTTCTAATTCTATATCAAATTCAACGACTTTTTTTTTAAGTCTTCTTCATATCTCTCCTTTGCTTCAATTAAAGCATCAACTGGAGCAGGAGGATTTACTATATTTTCGAAAAATACCTCTTTATCATTCTCTGATTGTAAGATATTTTCTACTATTTCCTCATTTTTATCGTTTTTTGTTAAATTTTTTCCATTATCACCATAAATTTGATAATTTTTTTCCACTAATTCGGAATTTTGTCGAATTATCTCATCATTTTTTCGGTTTGTAATTATTAAACCATTAAATGCAATTATTAACGCTACCGCTAATGGGTCAAATACTAATACAATGATAAGGATAAAGAATTTTACAACATCGTTAAGTGGAACATTAAATGCTTCTGCTACAAAACGAAATCCACCAACTTCTCTTTCTAATTCAATATTATTATTTTTGATAGAATTGATAGAATCTAATGAAATATTATTCTGAACTGTTAAGTCATCAATTCTTTTTGAAATTGAAGCGATTTCTTTATCAGCATTACGAATCATTTGAGTAACTCTACTTGTAGATGAATTTCTATCTATTTGCTTAGATAAATTTGCTTCCTGTGAGTTACGAATATTTTGTTGATTAGTCAATTGAGTTGTATAACGAGCAATCTCAGCATCATTCTTTTCTATTTGCGTTTGATATACTGCAATATCTCTTTCCACTTTCTGTAAGGAAAGGTTTTGTTGTTGGAAAGCATTTGAAAGATAACCGAATATACCAGCGGATGTGATGAGCATTAAAGTAGCAACTGATATAGTCAAATACCATTTGTTAAATCCTCCAATTTCATCCCATTTTTGTTTTAAATAGGTAGCAGCAACTAATTTAGCAAGTTCTAATGAACCAGCCATCACCATTACTGATAAAGATGCTCCAGCAAATAATACTCCTAAACCTGTAACTGAAAAATAAGCCGCACAACCTGCGATTAAAATTGCTGAAAATCCTACTAAGATTTTTAACCAATTCATTTTATCCTAAATCGATAAGGTCATTGTTTGTTTCGATTAACCCTTTAACTTCTTCCAATAATCTAATTGCTTCTACATTATTTGCAGGTCTTGCTCCGTTCATCATATCCAACACGATTCTGATTCTTTGTTTGATTGCTTCGTTGTTGTCTTGAATCCTTTGTCTAAATTTTGCCATAAAAATTTTTGTTTGTTATTATAAATATATACTAATAAAAAAGGGAAGATATAATCTCTTCCCTTCTAAAAGTAATAAAAAAAATTCAATTAACCAACTTTAATCGTAACTTTTTTAGGTTTTGTTTCTTCCTTTCTTTCTAATGTTATAGTTAATATACCATTTTTAATTACTGCTTTTGCATTTCTACCATCGAAATTTTTACCAATAGTGATTTTTTCATCAATTTTAGAAACCAATTCATTATATGGTGTTTTTTCTTCTGGTTTACTTGATTTGATTTCAATTTTATCTTCATAACAATTGATTTCAATATCATTTGCATCATGCCCCAATACGGCTAATGCTATAACTGCTTTTTCATCATTCACATCAATTGCTAATTTAGATGGAACATAATTTTGGTATTCTGTTGTTGCCTGATACCATAGCGGGTCGTTTGAAATTCTTTCGATAATTCTTTGTAATTCTGAATTGAACATAATTTTATTTTTTTAAGTTATACCCTATAAATTACAAATTCCATACCACCGAAATGATATGGAATTTATGTCAGAGTTTTATTGACAAAATGTCACTATGCTACTAATCCTAATTTAAGTAATCCAAAATATTCCTCTTTAACACTTTCCCAATAACTTTGGCCAGTTTCTTTAGTCTCTGGAAATTTACCTTGTTTATAATCACTTATAAATTTGATTTCTAAGAATCCTAAAAATCTAGTAAAATTATTTGATATTGTTTGATTGGTATTAAGTAGAATTCTCACATCTACCATAATATCCCTCATAATAGTTCCTAAAAACTTTCTATCATCTGAAGTTAATCTGGTCATTAAATCTAAGATAGGTTTAATCTGAGTGTTATATTCCTTCTCATCTATTCTATAATCACCACTTTTAACTTTTTTCATATCATCAAATGCTAAAGAGTTAGTATGACAGAATATATAAATTGGATTTGCTTCACCCCACCCTTGTTTCTTAGCTACATTCATCGATTCAAGCATTTTCCCATATGTGTAAACACCTGATTCATCACCTAACATCCCCAAATTACCTTTATGGGATTTAATATAGTTTTTCAACTTCCAACCTGCGTAAGTAGTATTCGTTGTAATCAACATTTTATGAAGTACATCAATATCAGATGATGATACCCAAGGTACATTTATACACGCTATATTAGGTATCTGATATCCTTTTTCTTTTAAATCCTTAAGAGAAAAATATCTAGTATGCCCCTCAAAAATCATATAAGTTTGCTCGCCCTTTTCATTTAAGGTGTGAGGCACTACATTTATTTGAGTAAAAAATCCATTTTTTATAATAGAAGATTTGATAGTAGGAATATTCTTAATATTTAAATCTCTATTATTAGGATGGGGTACTATATTTTCAAATGGTATTGAAATAGGCTCTGCCATCTTAACAATCTTATTAGGATTCAATATTACACTTTCATTAATAATAAATGAATCACAAGCTGATTGACCTTCGAATACAATAACACCTCTATCTCTTAAATCCTTAACATTTTTAGAGTGTTTTTTTGAATTCGGCTCCCATTCACACATTATAACCATTCTGATTTCTAATGTCTGTAATGTTTCAAATAACTTTAAAATTTTAGTTACTTCTGCAGAATTGATAAAGGTTTTTGCTTCAATCCAATTACCCTTATATTGGTAATCTGCAATTCGGTCGGATAGACCATCATTAATTGTTTTGAATACAGGTGGTATTCCTGATTCTTCGAATTTTTCAGCGATATATGTTTGCCACTCATCGCCATGTGCGTAACGGGCTTTCATAACTTCGCTGGACAACTGCTCGGCTAAAACGCCATTTGTTGATTTTTCCATAAAATTATTATTTTTTGTGAATCTTTGATATAGGGGTTCACATTACCCTTTATTTTAAAAAGTATTATTCAACCCTTGCTGCCTTTCGATGACGGTGCTCATATGGTCTGCCCAATGAAGAATATACTGAATGGTATATCGAAGGTATTTAGATGTATCATATACCTTATAATACTTTTCATTATCTTCATCATATACGCCATCTGTTAATTTGATGCCAAACCATTCTTTATCAGAATATGTAATACCATATTGACTAAGTGTAAAAAATCCTCTATCAGTAATACTCATAAACGGAATTGCTTCATTTCTTTTAAAGAATTCACCTCTATTTTTTATATGCCAATCTGAATCATTAGGAATATAATGCATCTCACCTTTAGTTCCTAATTTACCTAAATCATGATGCAATGCAGAAAAAATTAACTCTTCATCAGTAAAATCTACTGTACCACCACATTCAATAAAAAGATTTTTCATTTTTAATGCGTGCTTACATACATTGAATATATGGTCAATATACCCACCTTCATAAGCATAATGAAAATTTTTATTACCACTAGCAGGAGATAACATAAGGTTAGGCCCTAACTCATCCATAGAATACATTTCCAATAGCCTTTGCTTTCTTTCACCTGTGATGTATTTATCAACTATTCCTAAGAACTTTTGATAATTCTTTTCTAATTCTTCATTTGTACGTTTCATAATTTTTTCTTTTATTTTTTAAGTTTTATTATTCTCTAGTTTAGTCAATAATTAAAAGATACCCCAAATATACGAAAATTTTTCCAATTTTCCAACTATTCTACCAAAATCTTTTTGAATTTTTTTCTTCATAGTTTTCAAACTCATCCGGAATTATAATCTCTTCCCTATTTTTAAGGTATTCTGCCTTCGTTAGAACCTCGTTCTCACACTCAACTATGGTTTTACCTATCCTCAACTCTAACTCTCTATAATTAACCCCTATCCACCCCCAAAACGATTCTCCTCCGATGTAGCGGATACCATCCTTCATATAATCATGTGAATCAGAAAAAGCGGTAGCAAAAAAAGGTTTAGTAGAATTTTTTTTAGTTGATTCGGTTATCTTATCTAACGCATCGTTTAAATAAGTTCCTGTTTGAGTATTGGAATCACTCTTAAGTTGCCCTTCCCAAATAAAATCACCTTCAAACACCCTTAAATCTATTCCTAATAATTTTTCATCTTTATCAGTATTGATTACTTTTAAATTTTTAGAACATTTTTCAGCAATTTCTTGTAGAGTCAACCCCAAAATTGTAGTGAGTGTTCTTTCTAATGATAATACCGGAGAATACCTACTGTATTTTTTGTAAAGATTAAAATCATTTGTATAAACTTTATCTAATACTCTTCGAACTACTCTATCTCTTAGTTTATCTAAGATTTCTTTCATTTTAAATTTTCTTTTGTGAGTACGAAATAAAGCATGTCCAATTCTTCTACAAATGTACAAACTCCTAATCCCCCGCTATCATACAATTCAATAATGTATTCACCCTCTTCCAGCCCAATATCATTTGATTCCACATTATATGAACTTATTAGATACATACAATTAGGGTCTGGATTATTTTTAGGTAACTTAAGCATATATGCGTAAACACCAGGTTCTCCATTTTCATCATCTATTTTTTCAAACCCATATTTTACCAAATGTTCTTCGGTAATCGGGGTCAAATCAATCTGTATTCGTGGTTTCATTAGTCTAATATTATTTTTACAAATCTTCTTAGGTTTGAATTATAATTGTAACCCTGTACAATTAAAGTATCACCCTTCATCCTAAGTATTGGAGCAATTACGATATTAATTTCACCATTTTTTCCACTGTAAGAAGATGGATTAATGGTAGGAACTAATTCAGTTTTATTAGCAATTAAAGGCGGTAAAACGATTGTGTCTAATTGGCCTTTATAAAGATTCATATAGGTTTTAGTAATTGTTGCTATTGTATCATTTCGTTTTAAATGCCAATACAAATTACTTTCCCATTCTACTTTTTCAGAGGGTGTTGGTTCTTTACCATTTACTAAAAACTTACCTGTAATTCTATGTATAGATTGATTTTTGGTAACATCTAATTTTAATCTATAAAAGCCATTATTATCCTGAGGTAAACTCCTAAGACCTGTTTGGGTAAGAACCGAATCTATTGTAAATGAATATTCTTTAAGTGGTACTATTTCATCATCTTTAGAACAACTAATTAATATTGAAAGTAATGTAGCACCTAAAATTATTTTTTTCATAACAAATGTTTTAAAACTGAATCCCAGTTAGGAAATTTTTCAGTTCCGAATTGAATTAAAGAACCTTCAAAATCACCTGCCCCATTAGCAGTTCTATCATCAATAAGGTAATCTCCCTTTAACATATTTTTTAAGTGAGTAATAGCCATTTTCTTATGGAACAATCTACCGAAATGTTCTTCAATCCAAAATCTCTTATCCATAGCCGCCATTGGGTTACCCCACGGCGCTGCAGTTGCAATATAGAGTTCATATTGATTACTCTCCGCTAATTTATTAACTGCTTCAATAGCTCCTTCAATTGGAGGAGGGTTTCGAAATATACCAGGTATGTGGTCGTATCTCCCTTCGTAAGCTATTTTTAAAAATTCATTATTCGATGTACTTTCCTCGACATGTCTGGCAAAATCTACCAAAACACCATCCATATCAATCCATATAATCTTTTTTTCCATTATTCTATTTTAATCTATACATAAACAAATCACCACAATCATCATCGTAATCATCATCCTCAACTACGTTGATACCACTACCGATAATTTCTTGTAATTTACTAACATTAACTCTACTCCAATAACCAAATCTCAGGTAAACATCGTTTGAACCTCCCATTACCTGTTTGATATCAAAAGAACCAAATTCCGATTCAATTTTTTTCAATGTTGAAATATCTAATCCGTTCATCATAATTTTATATTTTATATTTTAAGTTTATTAAAGATATTGAGGGCCGTACACACCATAACGAGCAGTACCATCCATAATATTACCTCTCGAATGTTTAGCAGGTGATTTCCAACTCGCCGGTTTTAACAAATCACCTTTCTTAATCGGTGCTCCTTTTAAGTCACCATCTACTCTACTGATAAATCCCCAACAAGTTGAACCCTTCCACAATCGGATAAATTTATTACCAACATCAACGGTAACATATTCGGGTTTCAAATTTGGAAGAGATTTTGCGTAATACTCTTCAATTTGTTTGTTCACACCTTCTACAAAGGATTTAACAACTGGATTACTTTCCAAATAATTAACTGATTTTTCGTTCATTGTTCTCATATATCTTATCTTTTATTACATAGTAAAGATATGATAAAATTTTGGATTTTCCAAGCATTTGAGGAAATATTTTAAAAAAATAACCCATTGAAAATCAATGGGTTATATAAAATCTATTAAAATTCTTTCACTAAAATCGTAATCAAACGTAATTGGATTATTGTTTGGTTCATAGCTCAATGTACAAATACATCCGTTAAATGCATATCCACTCCAATCTCCATATTGAATAGGAGCATATCCATAATCTTCGTGAATGTGCCCACTAAAATGTAAATGTGGTTTTACTGCGTGTAATCTATGTAATAAATCAGCACATCCAACGTTTTCATATGTACGATATGTTTTATCCCTATAACCATAGATAGGCCCGTGAGTAATTACAATATCAGTATCATTCGGAATCCCATCCCAAATTTTGGAAATATCCTCACCCCTATCTTCATTGAACGCCCAACCATATCCAAACGATGGGCTGATAGGTGAACCCCAAATTTTTATTCCATCCAATTCAACAAATGAATTCTCTAAATAGAATACATTAGGATTCAAATCGGAATTTAATAATATATCCAACCATTGTGGTTTACCAAATGAAGCGGGTGTATCCCAATTATTTCTACCACCATCAAAATAATCTAATTTATTCCTTAATAGAATTTCGCTATCAAAAGACATATCGTGATTACCTGCGATAAAAATCTTATTAGTGTATCCTTCAATTTTATTAAACCACTTAACAAAATCCTTAACTTCGGATTCTCTACCTAATGAACTGATATCACCGCTGTGAATAAGCAAATCGCCACCCGGCAGTTTTCCGTTTAACTTTTTGTGCTTATTGTGTGTATCACTAATGTGTGTTATTCTCATTTTCATATTATGAATATACGAAATTATTTGGAATTTTACAAATTTCTTTTTCGCCTGAATTTTTATAAACTACACTAAATAACAATGCAATTCTATTAATATCTTCATTTAAAATTGAAACTTCGTGTTCAGGATCACTATCACCTCTAAAATTAAGAAATAATAATTTACCAAATTCAGGTGCAACAGTTTCGCCATTTACTATAAAATTTCCCCCTATCTTAATATTATAGTTTTTATTGAGATATAATAAGATATTAGCTGGCTTTATTAGTTTTTGCTTTTCCATTGTCAATGATTTACCATCAGTATGTCTCATTAAAATTCCATTTTTTTTATACATTGTAAGTAAAGGATTATCAATTTTTAATTGCTTTATACGAAATTCAGTTTCATTTATTTTTCTAAGTATTATATCTTCACCGTATATTTCTAAAATTTTTGAAAAAATAAAATTGTAGGTATTCGGGTATTCATTCCAATTTAAAGATTCCCCATATAATGAAAATTGTCCAATTTGTTTATCACCGTTAAGTGTAATCCAATTGGATATTTTTTCATAATCCACTAATAATTCATTGTATGATGAAAAAAACTTCGTGCTATTTTTTTCATAATCAGGAAATATTTGTTGGTATTCTGAAAATGGCCCTCTAAAAATCAATTTAGTGTATCGGTGAGTTTCATTACAAAAATCATACATTTTATCCAATTCTTCTATTAATGAAGGTTCTTTGGTTAAATCAAATTCAAAAAAAGGTTTTTCCATAAACAATATATATACTTATACATATACGGTTATATTAATTGTTTTATGAAAAAAATATTCAAAATAGATTTCGGGCAATTTGATTCCCATAAAAAACTAACTTCAGAATACTCTCTTAATTTTGAAGTACAGCCTCATCCAATCGCAGAACTTTGGTTTGATAAACTTAAAGACCTTCTTTCAGATTCAAGTTGGAAATTAGAAACCAGATGGGCCGCATTTAAACTACCATCTAGAAATCCGAAAATATTAGTTGAAAAACTAAAAAGATGTGTAGATTTAATTAATAACTCAGATTGGTTTGATTATCATATTATCGAATCCGATAGAATTACCGAAGATTATCCTATGGAAGTACATAATATTATACATCACCATTTTGAGATATTAATTGGGCAAGTATGGAAACCTTCGGAATATTGGAAAAAAATAATTGATAAAAAAGATTGGGTATTAGTTGACGCCGTAAGGGGATTAAATGATCTTTCACATGAAATTGAAGAGTGGAATATGGGAGGTGATGCTACTATATGTACAACTTTTATGAATGGACTAGCTCCAATACAGAAAGTAGAATTACCACAAGAAGCCGATGAGTGGTTTACATTAGATGGTGCATTTGGTAGGGGGTATTTACATTATGCACAATTAGGAAAAACATGGCAAGAAGTTTGTATAGATGATGATGACCATATAGACCCATCGAATATTTCAGAACATAGATTGTTAAGTGGTGAATTTGATTTACAATTTTCTCTATTTGATAGAACTCATGAGGGAATGGTTGAAATGTTTAATATGAGAGAAAAGTTAGCAAAATTCGACAGAACACCTGAAGATAAAACTTTAAGACTAGGATATTGTCCAATATTTGATATCGTAAATCAATCGGAACTAAATAAATCCGATAAAGAAAATATAATTGATAATGTGAGAAACCATCCTCAAATTATTAGAATGAATTTAGATGGAATAGAAAGGCCTTTTATTCCTTACTTTGATCCTTATTAATAAAATCAATTAATTTTTCTGCATATATTCTATTACCCCTTTCAGATAAATGAAAATCAGTTTCGGAATAGGTTAATTTATTTTTTTTAGCCCAGTCCGATGAAGATAAATCCATATCAGGTCTAAAAATATTTAAAGTATCGAACAAATCGAAAGGTAATACAAATTCATCGAAATATAAAAAAACTATTTTGTTATTTTTAGTTAATGCAGATGATTGAATATGATATAAATTATAAAACAATTTTTTAAATTCGTAAAAATCATTATGTATATTTAAAAAATAATGGTCAAAAAATTCATTTTCATTGAATATAAATTTACCATCTTTTGTTTTACTAACATCATTACTCTGTAAAAATCTATCGCAATATTCATTTTGTGAAAGTTTTACAGACACTAAATCATTTATTCTAGTATCCCAATATGCAGTTCTTGTTAAATGGGTAGATTGAAATAAAATAAGTGAATCAAAGATTTCATTTTTAAAAAATTTTTCATTAAATCCATAAATGATTTCTTCATTCGAATTACCAGGAGAACTCCAATTTTCTAAAGAACAATTATAGTGTTCAGCAACAATATCTGCGAAACCAGTATAAAAATCTTGCCTCCAGCAAGAATAGGAACACCCGAATGTAAATACCTTATTAAACATTTTATGTGGTGGAGATGGTGGGATTCGAACCCACGTCTTATAAAGTAATCATAATACCAACGTTTCACAAGTTTATTCCTTTTTCTAAAGGAAAAAATATGTAGTTTATACTTCCCCGCTAAAACTACAAAATTCAGATGGTTCAACTTTTAGAGTCTGAACCAAAAACCAGCTCTTTGTAAACACTTCTGTTCCTAGGTTGTATGTGCACCGACCCGAGTTGGACTAGGCAGCTACTGCGTAATCCGCACCAACGAATGCCATAGCATCTTCGAAGGTGAATGAAGATAATTCTTCTGCGTTTATTGTTTGATTCCTTTATTAAAGTGGTTTGAGAACCTTCCCACTACTTGTGATATTATAACTCACATCATAATCAAATCCGAGTCATCCCCATATTACTTTTTATAAAATATAAATATTGGTTCGTATTTGTAAAACTCACCATTAATCTTCATACTATTTTTTACATTCGATAAATCAACACCTGTCATTGGTGACATTGTCATCTTTATCTTACCCTGATATTCCATACCCAATTCAGTTAGGATATCAATTGAATCCTGCTCCAATGGGTAAAAACTTTTACCAATTTTAATATCTGCAATATTCCAAAGGATGTATCTATCATTTCGCAGCCATTCATAAGCAGTTATTAATGTAGGTCGTAGGAATCCATCTCTCCAACTTTCGTAGTTTCCGAATTTCTTATAAGATTGAGTTTCATCATCTGAATATCTTTCTCTATCAAAATAGGGAGGTGAGGTAAATACAAAGTCCAATTGACCTTTCCATTTTTGGAATCCTTCTTGCTCACTAATAATTTCACTTCCTGTTCTGTAAATCTCATAGGTATTTTTATGCCCCCAAAATGGATTTGCTGCACCTGGTATACGCGAGTTAAAAAATTCCGCTAAATACTCATAACGAGTCTTATCTATTTCATCAATATAATTCTCCGTATTCGGGTCATTTCCAATGTAATGAATATTTCTATCATCAACACTCAATGCACCCAATATTCTACCACCCCATCCCGAAGAAGGGTCATAGATATTAATTTGTTTTTGGTCTTTAATATGGTTTGTAAATCTTTGATACAAATACTTCGCAGTAAGTGGAGGAAAGTTTACAGCTGCCTGAGTTCCCATTCCGATTCTAAACGCCGCAGTTGCTTCGGGGAAAATAGTTTGACCTAAAGGATACCACTTTAATTGAATAGGTTGTTTTTCCAAATCAACCAATGAGTCAATATCTTCACCCCAATTAGCAGTTTTCAAAGATGATATGTGTTTATATTGAATAACACCATCTTTGTATAATTGCTTCACTTCTTCTGCGGTAATAGGTAAAGATTCAATTCTACTATCAGTTTGCGCTAAACAAAAATCATGTCCTTCCCATACATCGCCTTTCATCCATTTTTCAATCCATTCTTTTGCAGTTGGTAAGTGAGAATTATGATGTTCTTTGTTACCTTTAGCAAGAGTTTTAGAGAAACGATACATTGCATCCTGTCGTGTCAATCTTCTCATTTGTTTTGCAAATTCAGGAAGATATTCATCCTTACAAAAGATATCGTAAATAGATGGTTTTGGTTTATCATAGGTTGAACCACCAATACCAGTCTTATACATTGCAGGAAAAAATTGGTTTACAGGAGTAGCAAATTTATTGAAGTTAAAAATTACTTCATCCCCGTCATCATCCTTTTCTTCAAATTTATCTACTTTATATGTTTGTAGTTTAGAGAATTGTTCTATGATTTCAGCTTCGGAAGAACCAATACGAGGAGGCGCTCCTGTTTCGTTCCATACTTCAACAACGGTCTTTCTGAACATCGCTACCCAATCCTCAAATTCTTTTAGTGTCATTTTAAGAACATCTTCATATTTCAAATTGATATGGGGTTCATTAAAATAATCACACTTTTCGTAAAAATACTTCTTTTCTGACATTATAGTTTTATTAGTATCCGAAGATACGAAAAAAATGTGGAATTACCAAATAAATTAATAATTCAATATGAAATTTTTTAACAGATTATGATTATGGATTAACCCTTCTAAATGGTAATTGTAATAATCATGAAAGTCAGAATCCGTCATTTCCAATAATTCAAACAATTTTTTAAAATATTCCTCTTCGTTTTTGTAGTAAAAAGAATCCAAACAAAATCCTAATTTTTTTAAAGATATTAGATTATCAAATGAATATAATAGAGCAGGGATACACCCCATTAAAAGTGGTTGGAAAGTTTTTTCACTAAAACAAAAACACATATCCATAGTTTCACTCCCAATATGAATTTTACAATTTTCCAAATATTCAAATGTTTTAACTGATATGTTCTTATCACATAAGTTTATACCATCATCATATAATGGCTCTTTTATTTCGTTAAAATTATTTAAAAATGATTGATTAAGATAAGGTATATCAATATCGGAGTTTATATTAAATTCAAAATTATTTGATTTATATAAATCATAGTTGGTTGCGTTGAATTTCACCGCAATTTTTTCATTAAAATCATTTTTTAATAAAAAATTTAAAATTTTTATTCTAAAGTGTTTAACGTTGTTTGATAAAAAAAGACCTCTAAATCTATTTTTATTAAAATCCATATTAAAGAACTTTTCGCAATATGGATATATCTTTAGGGTTTTAAATCCGTTAGATATGAAATATTTAGAACCTTCTATATGAAAATTAATTTGATCAGATAATATAATTTTGTCAAAATTATTTTTTATAAATTCATTACATTCATTTCTTATAGGATCATTTGAATCATTGAATATGGGAAGTATTTCAAAGTCATCCTGTATTAAAAGGATTTTTTTATCCGATATTTCAACTAATTCTTTAAACTCTGAAAATTTATAGATTGCAAAATTTAAATTAACTACCCTAAATTCAGTTGTTTCTAAATTTATGTAATGCCTAATAACCATTATTCTCTAATTGTATCCAATGTTACACAATGAGGCCCTCCACTAAAAGTTCTGGCGTGTCTCATTTTTACAGGTATAGAATCTACTCCCCATTTTTTAAGCTCTTTTATAAGAGGAATTTGTCTTTCCTCTACAATCATAGTTTTTTCATCATAAGAAAGTGTGTTCATTCCTAACCAAGAAGATGCTTCCGCCCAATGTTCTAAGAAAGGAGTATCTATCATCTCAGGAGAGTATATTTTATCCCATTTTTTGAATATTTCCGGCATATTGGTATCATTTACCCTTTTTGGATTAAGTAAGACCAGTCCCTCTCTAATTAACACGAAAGTGGTATCTATATGAATGAAAGCATATACATCTTGAATAGGATGGACTTTATACTTTTCTTTCATATTTTCATCTAACCATTTTTGTAGATATTGAGCCCCCGCTAAATTACCGGTATTAGAAACTAAATAAATTATATCATTATTACATTTTAGAAGATTGGCTGCATCAAATACTGGTTCTTCGTTTCCTAATGTTGGGCCAGGTAATAATTCCCTATTATAGATTGAATCTAATAATTTTGGTTTAGGGAAATCCACCCAACAACTTTCATCAAAAAGGTGTTTAAATGCTCTTGTCTCATTTTGTCTTTGGCGGAGAGCCATTGGAGTAGCAATAACCTTATCTTCTATCACTAACATTGAATCTCTTGGGCAATATCCATAATACCCATCTACTTCCCAATTATCAGTTGAATACTTCTCACTCCAATCAATAAGTTTAGGTCTAAAAACTTCTACACCTAAATCTTCTAATGTTTTGCTAAAATTATCTAAATCTTCGATTGTTTCTTCAATCATCCAATTAGGATATCTACCCGATGGGATTCTTAAAAATTGTTCATCGGTGTAGTGCGCATAATCTATCGTATGCAATGATTTATCTTTTACAGTAGGTACTTGAGCAAATTCAGGTCTTCCGACAATTATTTGTTTCAGTTTACCCCATTCGTTTTTAATATAAGGTTTTATCATCTATCTCTTTTTTGTAATATTGGATTATTTGTAGGCCATTCCATTTGAAACTCCGGGTCATTCCATTTAACTACACCTTGCTCATCTGCATCCACATAACCATCTTTATAAAATAGGTTATAATGAAACATACAATCGGTTAATGCGTAGTGTCCGTTTGCAAATCCTGGTGGAACTAATACCTGATTTCTTAATCTCTCTGAAATTATATAAGATTCCCAGTCTCCATAAGTAGGAGAATCTTTTCTCATATCTAATACAACTAAGTAAATATCACCTACCGCTGCTTGGACTAGTTTCCAAGTCTTATTATCCCAATGCAATCCCCTTAGTACACCTTTATAAGAACGAGAAAATCTTCCGTGTATTTCACACCCATCACTCACATAATTCATTACAGGATGTTCTTTTGAATGAAATGTTGTAAATATCTCACCCCTATATTCTCTGAATACGGATGGTTGAAATTGTGGAACTTCTATACCAAAAGTTTTTGATGGAGTAACTTTGAACTCATCCCATTTATTATTCATAACTTAAATCTTATTAAAATTATTTTTTATAAATATGTTTTGCGCAGCTTTATGCCATTCTTCACAATAACAGGTAATTTTTTTACAATCCGATGGTAGAGCTGAAATCACTTTACTTACGAACCATTCAGGAGTATTTTCTGGTCTTTTTATTATTTTAGTAACATATAAATTATACAAATAATATTCACCTTTTGCTTTGGGTTCGAGGAATACATATCCTATCGGCTCATTTATATAATAGAGGATAAATAGTATGTGGTTAGAATCTATTCTATTTATAACATCTTCATATTCAAACATATTATCCCATTTATATTCGGAATTAAAGTAAGATATCAATGTATCAATATCACTGGATTCACTCATTGTCAGAAGAAATGCATCGTTTAACTCTTGAATTTTTAATCCAAATATATCCGAATCAAATTCATTAAAATCTTTTCTATCTAAATAAAATTTTACCATTATAAAAGACTACTTTTATGCTCTATAAATTCCTGTAGATTATGCCAACTTTGTTGAGCTGGTAAAAATGAATTAACTTCTTTAACAAATTCTCTATATTCTGGATGTGTAATATCCCAAACTTTTTCACTTTCATATTGTTCGTTACTAAAAGTTCCCCAATTATTTATTTTACCATAAAACACATTTGCTTTATTACCAAATATAGATACCATTAAATCATAAAAAAGTTTCATTTCTTTATAGTTCTTTTGTTGAACAACGAATGATGTTTTTACACTCTTTAAACTTTTAATAGTGTTTATGAATTTTAAATTTTCTATTAGTTCATCCCAATTACCACCCAATCTTACTTTATTTTCATAAGTATCCTTTGTAGCAGCATCAATACTTATCTCGCAACTTTTAATGTATTTGTGAATTTTGGGCATTGAATCCCACATCTTCTTATCCCATTTTGTTGCGTTTGTATGAAAATGTATTTTGTATAAATTAGGCCATTTTTTTGAATCAAAATTTCTTAAAAAATCTCTAAACCCAACTGATACGAAAGGATCACCACTTCCTGTTATATACAACGTTTTAGTAGTTTTCCCATATTGTTTCTCTATCTCATCAATAGTTGTTTTAACTCTATTTATACCATTTGAATCTTCTACAAATAAATTAACCCTACAAGATGGACATTTTAAATTACAAGTTCTATCAAAAGAAAATTGAATAGTAGATGGTGGTAATAATGTTCCCTTACTAAAAGAATCTATTTTTTCTTTAAATTCATATGGTATATCATTTTTATGATGCAATGTGTTTGTATTACCAATTTTTCCAAATTTAATTAGTTGATGTAAATATGGACATTGGCTTTTATCACAATGTTTAAAACTACCATCTAATACTGAATTTCTTATATCATTTGCTTCATCGGATTCCCATGCATCTTTTGGAGAAGTATGTTGTGGTAAATATTTTTTTAACCAAGATGCACAGCATAAAAATCTATCCCTCTCATGCATTTCTAAAGCAACGAAAGGAACAACGCACACATAATCTTTTAAATCAATACTCATAATAAACTTTTAATATATTTTTTAGGAGTATATTGATACGATGAAACATCTATATTTAGTTTTTTTGAAATATACTTAAATAATTCAAAATTTCCAAATACCCCTAAATGACTATCTATGATATTTTTGTCAGTTTCCTCAGTTATATTTGTAAATTTCTCATTAAAATTTATTAAATCAACTGATTTAACTTTATCAGATAAATCACTTGTCCATGTAATCATAATTGGATTCCAATTTTTATAAATATTTGGTATATTATTAATAAAGTTTATTTCATCTTTATTAACATTATCATCGAACCACCATTTGTTTCTTTCGATAAATTGACTTTCTATAAATTTTACAGTTTTATCATCCCACCCAAATAATTTTTTAAGATGAGTTCCATCTGATATGAATGAATATTTTTTCTTATCATCTATCCAATTAAATCTCTGTGGAGTTGTGAATATTATAATAATACGATCCCCCTCTTCATATTCTGGAAGATTACCTAATTGAAAAATAATCTGTTCGTTAGTAGCGGCTCCTACTCCATATGAATATACATCATAATAATGTGAAATATGATCAATCCAATGACCAAAATAATTATGATATTTTACAAAAGATTCAACCCCATCCAACCCCAAAAAAGGTTTACATTTTATAAGAGAGTTGATTTTTGAAAAATAGTTATTGGCCCAACTATCACCAAATACAAATAATCTTTTTTTCATATCATTTTTTTATCCGATGATAGTATATTAAAAAAATATTCTGATAATTGCTTATGACCTTTAAATGAAAAGTGTAAATCTTCAATTTCACCATTAGTTGCCTTCGTAATATTTTCAAAAATTTTTATCATATCCTTAACTTCCCATATTATACAATTTCTTACTTTTATATTATTTGTAAGAATTTTTTTTAAAAAATCAAATCTATTATTATCTCTAACACGATACATAGGATTTGTTAAAAAATAATATTGGAAATTTATCAACGCTTCAAATTCCTCTTTTGAAAATTTTTTACTAATATCGTTTTTCCAATCTGAATCTATTTCTACATAAGATAAAATTTCAATCCACTTTGAATCCTTTGGAATATTAAATCTACCATGAACGGTTTTACCAATTAAAATTATATCATTTTCTTTTATGTTATCAATGTTTTCTATTACCGATTGAAATATTTGCTCATTAGATGAACCATTTTGTCCATAATTTACTACAGCCATCTCTAATCTTTCACCTAAATGTATAGGCCATATATCATCTCCATCTTTTTTATATGAATAGTATGGTTTAAAATGACAATCCTCTACACACCCATATCCAAAAGTAAAACTATCACCAAATGTATGTATAGTACTCATATTAATGTATTATCAATTTTTAATTTTGTTTTAGATATACCTATTTCAAAAATTTCAATATCTTGTGGAAGTTCGATTAACCATTTTATAATATTCGATATATTCGAGTATTTTAGTTTTTGATTATTCACCGTTTTTGAACTTTCTAATGTATTCGGGTAAACATTTATAATACGAACTTCTTTATCCATACTTCTTAACTGAAATGTTTTTTGTTCTAAATCCATTTTATCGTCAATATACTTTTTGTTTGGCCCACCAAATATTATGGCAGAAGTTAAAATGTTTATTATAGTTTTTGGTTTATATTTCCACTCATTGTAAACATACTCAAATAAATCAGATTGTAGTTTATCTTTATATTCGTTGTTAATGAACACATCGTATTGATTTATTACATTTGGTAAGTGGTGTGCATAAGAATCAATAGAACTCATATAATCTACTTCATATCCATTTGTAGAAAGATATTCTTTTATGTTCTTTCCCAACCCATAATTTCCTGTTATTAAAATTTTCATAATAAATCTTTTCTATAATTTTCAAATTCTACGATTTCATCATTTATGGATAAAAGATTGTGAAATATTTTGTAAATTTCGTAACATCCTTTTGGCCCAGGATGAAAATCTTTTTCTTCTGCAATACCTTCATCATAATTAGATGAAACTTTGATAAGTTCCACAAAATCTGATGTTTGAGTATGAAAATGCTCACTCCATGTTACAAAAACTGGTTCATAATTTTTAATCCAATTTTTTAATTTTTTTAAAAATGATACCTCAACTCCTCTTTCACCATTTACCCATCTTTCTGATTCATTATATTTTATGTTATGCAGTTTATTTGCAAAATCCATATCTTCATAAAATGAAGGATTCATAAAAGGAGTACTTATGCACTGCTTTTTCCTAATTCCATAGAATCTTCGGGGTAACCTACCTGGTTCGGTAAAATACATTATTATCCTATCACCATCTTCATATTCCGGTAAATTTCCCAATTGAAATAATATCGAATAGTTATCTGCTCCATATTTGCCAAATTTGAAAACTTCATAATGTTTTTCTAAATACCAAGTCCAGTGAAATTTGGGTATTTCCCAATCCACAAAAGAATCCCCTAAAATAAATAACCTTTTTTTCATTATATTATTTCTTTTAATTTTTTCTCCACCACCATACTAATCTTTCTAACTGAGGGAAGTTTGAATTTATATCCAATTTAATAGGAATATGTATTGATAAATTAAATTGTTTTGTTCTTTTGTAAAAATCAGAATAGAATATTCTATTATTAGTTTTATGTAAGTATTTTTCATTATGACCGATGTAATCAATAAATGGCTGATTCCTCATAATAATATACCCACCTGGTTTAACCCAACTCACCACCTTACTAAGTTGATATTCTTGTTGGGTTCTTGAGGTGTATTGAAGTGAACCCAAACATAATGCCACATCTACTGATTCTAATTCAATATCAATATCTTCAATAGATGCCAGTTTATCAACCTCTGGATAGTTTTCTTTATCGAACCCATATAGATTATTAATTAGCCCTTTAAATAAATTTTCTCCACACCCCACATCTATTACTTTGGAGGGGTTTAAATTATTTACATCTTTGACTAGATTGTACCCAGAATACTTATAACCTTCCATTACTTCTTTACTATATCTACCTATACCTGGAACTATAAATAACATTGGTTTCATTATATTATTTGTTTTTTGGTACTTTGTTTTAGTCTGTTTGATGGGTGTAGATACTCATTTAATTTTTCAGAATCAATATTATTTATGCCCCATGAATTAATAATTCCTAAAGATTTATTCCTATCTTCCCCATACAGGTCTTCATACCAGATAATATTTCCTTCTAACTTTTTAATAGTTTCATGCAATATCTCTTTATCATGAATTAGTTTTTCTCGTAATCCACTTTTTTCAAACTCATTTATAACTTCAAGAGGTATATCGGTTGTGTACCATTTTTTGTACCACGGCCTTACATCTCCATTTGATTCATTATTAACTTTATATGTTAAATTAACTATACTTAAAAAATGCTCATCTAAATTTTTTCTATCAATCCAAAGTACTTTATCAAAATTTTTTACAAACTCAAATATAAATGATTGCCAATTTTTAAAACCATGATATCGTTTTGGAGTTTGCCCTACCAATGTTTTAACCAAAGTATTTTTTTCTTTATCAAGAAAAAAATTAAGTTGTTCTTCTTTATTTCTATTCCACCAACCAAATTGAAATTTTTTTTCATTAACACCTGTATATGTGGTATCCATACTAAATGGTTCTGGAATAATATGATATTTTTGATTATGGAAAGCATCGGATAACGATATCGTCCCACATCTACCTATTCCAACTAACAAAATATTCATATCAAAGTTTCTTTTTTATCAAACATTATTACTAATACCTTTCTAACACCACTTTCAATTTTAGATACAGAATGTCTTTCTTTAAAACCTTCGAAATTTATAAACATACCTTTTTTATTAAAAGATATAATGTTATCATCGATTATCAAATCTCCTCCGGTAAATTTATCTTCTAAGAGTATCAATGTAGTTTGTAATACCGTTTTTTTATCCAAATGTGGATTTGTATAATTTCCTTCATTATAAATTAATTCATAAAAAAAATCAATTTTAAAATTTTCTTTTCCAAATTTTTTAAGTAAAAATGCGTTCAACTCTTTATCATGTGAACCATAATGTTTCATAGATGAGATAATAAGAGCATTATCATCTCTCATAACGGCATATGGATGCTTTTTTTTAAGAGTAGCGTATTCACTTTCACTCATACCCATATTAGCATTCAATGAATTTATTATAAAATTATATTCAGTATTATCTAATATCCCTATTTCCATTATAAAATTTTATTTTTTGATATTTCATTTTT